CGTACCCGTACCACTGCTCTGTGGTGACGCTGCCGCCCTCTGTGACTGCCAGAGGGAAGGCCCGCTGTCTGCGGCTCCTCGACGAGCTTGAGACGCGCATCGACTTCGACCACTGGTTGCCCAACGACTACGGGCAAATCCAAGAACTTCCCTGTCCCCGTTTCTTCAAGGAGAGCTAGTTATGGAAATAGGTATTCGACCAGCCCGAAAAATCTTCCTTTACCGGGAGAAGTCTGACCGTACCGGCGAACTAATTACGGCACTGGCCCAAGCAACATTGGCGTTCCTGCCCATTGAGCGGGACACAGATGGCGAGTTTGGGCGGTATGCCAGCCTGCCATCGCTGCACAAGTCCACCAAGACGCAGTGTGCCGAGGTCGGGCTGGTTGTTACCGGCGAGACAACGCCCATCGACGGCGTTATCCACCTGACCGCCACACTATCGCATGGCCCGTCCGACCAGTGGATGTCTAGCACTGTGGGCATCAGCAACTTGGGTGACATCCGCAGGACGCTGGCTGACATCGGTTGGTGGAGGAGGACGCACTACGCCCTGCTCCTCAACTTGACTGCCGAAGCCGAGGGTGAGTCGCTGCCGCCTAGCCCCGGCGATGACGGCGAAGTGCCCGCTGTGACCAACGCCGATTGGCTTCTCCAACAGCAACTCGCCGTCGATGCCATCTCTACGGCGACGACAGAGGCCCGCGTCAACAAGCTGCTCGCGCGTGTGCGCGACAAGATCGCCGCCGGGGACATGAACCCTCATGGCCTTGGCGTTCTCGAAGCGATGGGCAAGGCCCGCTGCGAAGCCATCCACAAGGAGAGGAACCCCGAATGATCGACGCCCTCGAATACATCCAGCTTCGCCAGAGAGTGCTTATCGCTGCCGAGGCTGCACACAGGATCGCTTCCAGCCCCCATCAGACGGTGTTCTACGACGAGGAAATGTTCGGCCTCGTCATGGACGCGATGCTCAATCTCAAAACCGACATACGCAAATTGGTAGCAGAGTGCCAAATCCTGAGAGGAGAGATCAGTGAAAGAATTGTACCTGTTATGGGAACAGTGCCAGCACCGGAAAGTCAGCCATGTAGCGCGGGAGAACGGCTACACGACGCAGGGCCTCCTGTCGGAGTTCCGGCAAGCGGGCCTGACGGGGCGAGAGGAAGCCGACCCCAGCCCCGAGGAAATAAGAGCCGGAACCGAAAGGTTCCGAAAAAGCTGGAGTCCACAGGTTGAGGAAGCCCGCTGGATCGGGCGGCACAGGTAGTAGCTCGGGTTGATTGTGGCCGGGGATCGGCCAGCGATGGATCGCGGTACTTAGGGAGGAGTTGACGGCATGAGTGGGCTATTGTTTCCCGAGCTGGCGTCTGCCGGTGGCAAGCCACAACCACCGGCTTTAGTGCTACGACCATACCAGCGGCAGGCTGTCGTTCGCGTAGTCACGACCTTGAGCGATGCTCGGGCGTGTCTGGTGATCGCTGCTACGGGCGTGGGCAAGACGGAGATTATCTGTTCACTCATTGACACAATGGACGGCCTCACCGATGGGGCCTTGGTGATAAGCCCCCTCAAAGACCTAACCTCGCAAACAGCAGCGCGGCTACGGTCTAGGGGGGTGCCGTGCGGGGTGGAACAGGGCACCAACAAATCGGGCGCAACTGTAACCGTCGCTTGCTACAACTCCCTGCTCTCACGGGGCCGGTATCAAAAGTACCTGGGGGTCACGAAGCTAGTGGTCGTGGACGAGGTTCACTTGAACTTCTCCAAGCGCAGCCTCGCCATGCTGCAACAGTTCGTTGAGACAGGGGCCAAGCTGGTAGGTCTTACCGCCAGCCCCAATAGAACAAAGGGCGATCCGCTCACTTCGTTCTATGGGCCGGTGGCGTATGAGTACCACTACCGGCAGGCCGTGGAGGACGGCTGGCTCGTCCCGGCGAAGGTCTGGCTGACCATCATTGAGAGCCTCGACCTGTCGGCTTTTAAGAACGCCTTCGGGGACTTTGACCCGCAGAAGCTCGCCGCCATCATGCAGCGGGAGAAGGTCGTGCAGGGCGTGGCTGAGATGATCTTTCAGAACCACGACGGCCAGCCGTCTGTGGTGTTTGCTGCGTCCATCCGGCAGGCGCAACTGATCCAAGAACTCCTGCACAGACGCGGCCTAGTGTGCAGCATCGTCCACTCCAACATGGAGCCTGACGAGCGGGCCTACAACCTTTACCAGTTTGAGCATGGCGATAACCACATCATCATCAACGTCGGGTGCTTGACCCTCGGCTGGGATCATCCAAACGTCCGCAAGCTGTTCTTGGCGAGGCCGACATCTAGCTCGTCCACCTATATCCAAATGTTTGGCCGTGGGACTAGGCCGCTCCCCGGCATAGTGGATGGTCTGGCTACCCCCGAGCTACGGCGGGCGGCTATTGCTGCGTCAGACAAGCCTCATTTTGAGGTCTATGACATCACCGATAGTTCCCGCCGCAACGATCTCTGCACATCGCTGGTGGTGCTGCGACCGGACATCGACGGCGAGCTTGCCAAGCGTACCCGTAAAAGGGCCGAGAGGGCACCGCAGACGCCCGCAGAGGTCGATGCGGTGGTCGCGGAGGAGCGGGCACGCATGGCCCAAGAGCAAGCCGCTCTGGACGCACTGACGGCTGAGAAGCGTATGCACCTGACAGCCAGGGCGAAGCTCAGAATGTACGAGCGCGACCCGCACGCCCCCGCCGAGGTGGTCGAGAAGCCCAAGAGTTACAGCTACATGCCCTTCGGCAAGAAGCACAGAGGAAAACCGCTGGGCCAAGTGCCCACTGGTTATTTACAGTGGGCACTTCGAGAGGCCAGCCTTAGTAAGGGCCTGCGAGAGTCCATCGAAAAGGAGGTTCGCCGCAGGCCGCAGTAACAGAATACCCAGGTTGATAACGGCGGTTCATTTCCTCGCAGCACCCGCCCACTGCTAACCAAAAGCGCGAGCCTAAAGAAACGCCTGCCTACGCAGGAGCGGCTAGTCCGCACAAGGTAGTAAACCCAGCACGAAACTCCGGGCAACGGAACCGTACTCTGATCGGTGATGCCCCTACGTCCCGGTGGTGTTGAACTAGGCCAGATAAGGCTGGGCGAGCTTCCCAATACGGGACGACGAGAGGCTTCGGGCCGTTCTCAGAACGGAAGGGGTCTAGCTCCACCGTATCGCTGTGACTATGGCAATAACAATCCGGCTGGTAGCTCTTGACAAGGTTTTAGAACATAGATGTATCCCGAGATTTACCCTTTTTACAGGACAGGACAATGCAAGTTACGTACAAACTGGCCAACTGCGAACTGACCGTCGAGGGGGCAGACGCCAAGGCAGTGTTCGATGAGATCGCATCGGCCATTGAAGTTTTTGGTCACTCCCGCTGCGGGGCCTGTGACTCCGAGCGGACGGCCCTCGTCACGCGCGACTACGACGGCAACACGTACCGCGAGATCAAGTGCCAGGACTGCGGCAGCGTCCTTGGTTTGGGCCAGCGGAAGGACGGCAAGCTGTTCCCCCGCCGCAAGGACAAGGAGGGCAACTGGCTCCCCAATAACGGCTGGGCCAAGTGGGGCAACCGTCAGGTCGAGGACGAGATCGACGATCCGTTCCTCAAGGGGGGCAAGCGTTGAAGCCCGACGCCGTTTTCAAGGAGAACCTGCGCCAAGCCGAGGCCGTGGAGCGTCTGCTCTACACCTTGCTGGCCCCTCTCAACCATGAGTTGCGGCCCAAGAAGCCCGTGGTTGATGAGGGCGGTGCGGTGATTGGTTTTCAAGACGACGGCGACATGACGTTCGTTGGACGGGTCGAGTGCAAACATCGGCGGCTCAAGTTCACAAGTGCCGCCGACTTCCCGTTCAAGACAGTGATGATTGACGAGGTCTACAAACTGCGGCAACCGCATGTCACGGAGGGCATGTGGGAGCAGTTCACATGGGCAGAACAACTAGCCCACATCAAGTGGTTCCATTCTTACTGGATTGTGTCTAGCGATATGCGATACGCCGCCGTCATCAAGCCCAGCACCAAGTGCCACTGGAAGATGCGGACGGTGACAGACAGCACAGAGGGGCGGCAGTGCGTGAACTACGAATGCCCGGTCGAACACTGTCAGTGGGTTTCGCTGACGCCGCAAGGAGTGAGGCAAGCCCTATGTCAGTGACCCCCGACGAACCCCCGGCCTGCTGCGGCAACTGCCGCTTTTATGTGCCCATAGACCCACATGCAGACCCCGACGACCTCGAAGTATCCGGCGACCACAAGCCGGGAGAGATTGGTAGATGCACCCGCTACCCACCGCAGTTTTTCTACCCCAAACTGCTGAACGCTGAATTCCCGGTTGTCGCTGAATCCATTCTCTGCGGCGAGTTCAAGATGCACCCCGAGCTAGATGGGGTGCTGTGATGCTGCACATCCAGTGCTTCGATCCACCACCCCGAAGCCTGCTGCCCATGGCCTTCGAGTTGGCCCGCTTGTGCAAGCATGGCAGCGAAATGCAAGAGCTTTTCCGCAGCGTTGCCAACCAGCAAAGGCTGCCCCCCGCCGCTTTTTCCATGCACATCGCGGTAGCGTATGTCCTCGAAGAGGAGGGCGGGTTGGAGCCGTGGGGGTGGGCCGCATTGACCATGTGGGACGGCCAGCTCTGCCTCCAACAGTTCGTCGCACCGGAAAAAAGAGGCCGGTATCTAGCGACTGCCCTGACCACTGCGCTGTTTCTGGACAGAGGGTGTCCAGAAAGCCTGTGCGTGTTCGCGCCCGAGACAGCCCGTATAGCCACACGCCTTGGAGTAGCTGACGTTCGGCTATTCAAGAGAGTCGAGGACGGCTGGATTAGGAGCGAATGGAGTGCAGACGCAACAGCAAGAGGAGATGACCCCCGGTGAATACATGCTGCTACACGACTGCTGTGCCGTGTGTCACTGGCCTGCCCAGCGGCGGGGTAGGTGGATGGAGTTGCACCACATCGTCGGCGGCTCGGGCCGCAAGGATGCTGAGATCAATTACGTTTGTCTGTGCTGTCGCTGTCACCATGCCGTCCACAACAAGCTGCCGGATGGCTACGGCGAGATACCCAAGGGGGCTGTTCTGGCCGCCAAGCTGGAAGCAGACGGGGCCGTGGACGAGGCCGGTCTTGCTGCGCTCCGGGGCCGAAAAGCTCTGCCGTATGACATCTGCCCAATACCCGACGCATACCTAGAGGATCGCTGCCGTAACGGCGGAATACCATGGCCATAAATTCACGCCGCAAGGGCAAGACCGGGGAGCTTGAGGCTGTTGCCATACTCAAATCGCTATTCGGCTGGGTGGGCAGGAGAACCCAACAGTTCAGCGGTTGGGCCAAGGGGGGAGAGAGTGCTGACATCTACGTAGACCAGACGCCAGACCTGTTCTTCGAGATCAAGCGAAATGAGCGTCTGAATATCAACAACGCCATGGCCATCGCCGTGGAGCAGGCCGACCGGAAGTGCCCTGTGATCCTGCATCGGATCAACAGGAACCCCGATTGGCTCCTGACCATCAGACTGAAAGACCTCCCCCGGCTCGCACACTCCTACGACGCGGCGGTGAACTGTGCCTACACCAGCGGACATCAAGCGGACGATACGGTGGCTGCGAAAACACTTTAAGCCCCGCACCCCGGTGGTTGTGCGTGTCGTGGATACCCTGCCAGGGTGCCATGGCATCTGCTACATCGGGGACGGGCGGGCACTTATACGAATAGCCAGGGCGACAAAGGCAGTCATGGACGACACCCTCATCGAAGAGTTCGCCCATGTCCTGCGGCACGACTGCCCGCTGCCCATAATCAACGATCACGACGCACTTTTCTGGAGCATATATGGCTACATCCAAGCCAAGTGGCGCGGCGAAGAACCCTCTTGACCAACCCTGTCAAGACAACTGTTGTAATAGGTGTAAAAATGTCATGCGACAACTGGTGGCACAAGCCCTGTCCGAAGTCATCTGCACAGGAGCCACCGGAAACCACTGGTTCCGACCCCCTGCCCCTCCCCTCAAGCCCAGTGACGCCGAGCCACTACCGGCAGCACCCATCGGGGGTGGAGGCGATCCAGATAACTGAGCATTTCAGTTTCAATCTCGGCAACGTAATCAAATACGTATGGCGGGCAGACCACAAGAACGGGCTGGAGGATTTGGAGAAGGCCCGCTGGTATCTGGATAGGGAAATCCAACGGAGGCGACGAGAGAAT